CGTAGGCCTAGAAAAGCCTCTGTTTCGCTGCACACGCCAGCTGGTTGCCTAGCGGATCATGGCATCCATTTTCGTGACTGGATCATGTACAGTGGGTGCTTAGGTACACCTACCCTGCGATGGGAGCAACCCGGCATTAACGCAGTTCCCGCGAAAAATTTGGTGGATAAATCAGCGCCCACGGTTTCTCGAGATAAGTTGCCTCGATTGTTGTTGTGGGTAAGACAGCTGTGTCCAACCATTGCTCTATTTCTATTTGCTTCTCTCTAGAATATCCCCAGGCTTTAGCAAAAGAGCAACGAGCTTGCTCAGAAATTTCTCCATCATACAACTTTCGTGACAGCTGTATTTCACCCAACCTGATGCCAATGTGCTTTGCATCTTGTCGAGCTCGGAAGGATACCTTACTAGGTTCCAAATCACACAGAATTCCATTCCGGATGAGGAAATTTCCTATGTTCTGGATGACTGGAATGCCCAGTCCACAGATTTTCTCTCCTACTCCGACCATATACAGCCGTTTCAGTTGATTGATGCGTCTCAATTTAGCATACTCCACCCCTGAAGTTGCATGATTGAAGACACGGACGGGGTCTCTCACCATCCGCCATTTGTTGTCACCGTATTGAATTGGTCGATGTTGGCACCATTGAACATGCTCAATTTCATAAGCAGGTTCCTCAACCTTCATCTTCACACCGAAAAATGCAAAGAATTTGACCGCCTGTTCTGTGACAAACTTCTCATGTTCTCTCTCGACAATCGGCACACAATCATCACCATTGACCAAAACTGAATATTTGATACCCGCTCTGTACGTGAAACCATATGGTTCCATTTCCTCGCCGATGCCATCTTCGTTGGTCAACATAGCTCCGAATAGTGCATGCAGGAAGTAAAAACACACATTATTTGCGAGTGACGTGTCCATGAACCCTGAACACAACACTGTACGCGTTTTCACTTTTCCTCCATGCATCAGTCGCTTGGTTGGTTTGAGGTAATCCTCAGTCCATTTCCTCAAGAAGCGCAAAGCATTGCCTCTTAAGAAATTTCGGTACACCTCGAACTTCATCCTGTGGAGCTGTTCTCCAAGATGAGCGTCCGCTCGTGAGGCATCCATGCCGATGAAACATGG